CCACTGAGTTAGGGTCTGTTCTAAGTATGTCAATAAAGTCTAATTTTTTTAATTCTATCGTTACACCAGTACCAGTTGATTTAAACCATGATGGTATTGATGGGTCTATACCGCAACTAACGATTGATTTTAATTCAGCTTTTATTGCTTTTTTTACAGCTTTTTCAATTTTAGGTATTGAAAAGGTAAGTGTATCGACTATGGTATCAACCAAAGCTTCATAACCTACCAAAGACTGTATCAAATCAGTTAAAAAAGAAAGACTATCACCATTGTTGTTAATAGATGGAAATGAAGAGGTTGACTTTAACTTAGGCATGCTATCGGTTAAAGTTCTAGCAGCAGCTATTTTACCAAAAACTTCTTTCTTTTTATCTATGATTGACATAATTATTCAGCTTCGTTGTCCATGTTATTTTGATTCTTAAGCATTTCTCTGATTGATTTGAAATCATCAAATGACGCCCCACCTTGTGTTCTTTCACTAAGTGTTGTTTCAATATCACCGCTATTTTTAATAATGTCGCTTTGTAGTTTGGCTAATTCAAGTTTGATTCTTATTGCAGAATCTTTGATTTTCAACAAACCACCTTTTTCTTTAGCTATCTTGGTCAAATCATCAACATCAGTTGGTGTTGCGCTAGCTGCCAATTCGTTGATGGTTTTTTGAGCATCGTTGATTTGTAAGCATGCATCATTATAGGTTTCTTGCATAAGTCCTTCTAATGATTCGGTATCGTTTACCTTTACGTCTTGTTTTCTTTTACGTGGCATAGTATTAGTATTTCTATATAAATACCTCGTTATCTGGTTTTTAACCCATTTTTCTACATTCCATGATGTTTTAAGAATTCGTATAATTCTTTGAATCTTTTCATCGCCAATCTTATATCTTTGGTTGACAGGTGAGTGTATTCTCTCATGGTCTCTAGAACCGAGTTTTTATTATATTTTGACCCACCGTTCATAGCTTCAAAAGCTGTTTCCCAGTTTTTCAAAATTTCAATCAAAGCATAACCAACCTTTTTTTCATTTTCGGTTAATTTCTTTTTAGATGTGGGTTGTTCACCATTTAATTCGTTTTCAATACCCTCGATGATTTTATTGATAAAATCATCCATAGAAACGTTTTCATCATCTATTACATATGTTAAATCTTCTCTATCTTCTAGATTGTCTGACATGTCTTCATAAGACGTTGTTTGTCTCATGTACTTCTCATCTTTCATGAGTAGACCTAATATATAATGTTTGGTTATAGTGCCAAAATATGAATAAGCTTTTTTTCCTCTTCCACTTTCAAATTTATGTACTTTCGTCATTAAAAAAGAAAGAGTGTCACTATGCAACTCGTCAAAAGTTTCACCCTTTCTATATAATTTGTACCTTCTAATAATCGACTCTATCATTTTATCCAGTGGAGCTTTTAGCCACTCATTAAAAATTAGATTCCTTTCTGTTTCGTCTGTTGATTCTAAAAATTTGATAACAGCTTCTTCTTCATTTGGACCAAAATACATTTCATTTGTTCTTTTGCGTCCTCTTTTAACCATAATTAAGCTGTTTGTTCTGTATAAGTTATACTTCTATCTTTGTTGAAGTAGTATTCTTTCTTAGCCTGTGCCAACCACCATCTAGCTTCAGTCGGGTCCATAGTTTCTTTATAAGAAGCAAACAATGATTCTGGTCTTTGGTTAACATGTTTGTAACCATAACGAGGGATAACCATTGTTCTTACTGATTTAAATGTCATACGCAACAAGAACTCATAAATGAAAGTCAACTTGATGTTTGATTTGATACCACCAAATTCTTCAATCAATGATTTCTTAATGACCATACCGTCAATATTAAAGTTTTGATAAGCCAATAAAGCGTTGTTATCCAAGATACCCAATTCATCTGAGAAGCTTTGTGCCCATACAGCTTCGTTCGTCAAACCGATAAAGTTTCCTTCAGCATCAACGTCTACTACGATAGGCATAAAGATTTCTACGTCTTTGTGAGCATCAATGTATTTTACAGCGTTTTTAAACCAAATGTTGGCGTATTCGTCATCGTATTCCAAAAGACTAATCCATGCTGATTTAGCCATTGATACACCTAGATTAAATTGTGAGGCAAAATCAGTTTCACCTTCGTTTTCAGCGATTGTAACGATTGATTTGATTTTACCAAAATCATAGCTTTCCATGTATGTAGAAACTTCACTATTTTTAGGAACTACAATCAACAATTCATCTGGCATGACTAATTGTTCTTGAACGCTTTTCACTGCGTTATCAAATAATGGTTTTGTTTGTTCAGTTAATTCGTGAACAGGTAATATTACTGTTATTGTATTCATATTTTTATTATTAATTAAGCGTTAGTTGTTTCGATTTGTGATTCCAAATTTGTTATCATAGCTTCAACTTCTTTTTTTCTATTTTCCAAAAATCCAGTATAAACGTTTTTAATCGCTTCTGTTTGTTTTTCTGGGGTGTATTGACCAGTTGAGTTTTTCATGCTTTCTAATAGGTCGATAGGAACTGAATCCTCTAACCAAACCTTGATATAAGTTGCAATTAATTCTGGAATATTCAATGTTGTGTTGGTCCAAACACCATTGTTTTTGATGACATAGTTTCCTTCTTCATCTTTACCTTCCATCCATTCTGGTATCATGTTAGGCATTTTACCGATGACTGGTGTGTTGCATTCCATTGCTTCAAGCGGGAATGTACCAAAACCAGCTTGGTCATCAATCCAAACAGCCAAACAAGATTTAGCCAATTGAGAAGCAAATTGTTCTCTAGGAATACCTCTAAGTTCTTTGAATGTAATCCATTTATAAACTGGGAATTGCAAATAAAATGATTTAGCTATCTTAGCCGCATCACCATGATTTCTAGTCATAATTGATACAATCGGAACCTTAGGTAATTCACTATCTTTAAAATAAGATGGTATTGATACTGGCACTATGTGTGTTCTGATAGATGGGAATAAATTGTTTACATATCTAGCTTGTTTTTCACTAGTTGTAATTACGTCATTAAAATTATAATCTTTATTCCACTTTTTACCGATTGGTAAAAGTTCCAACAAATAATCATAGCTTTGTGAGAAAACAATCTTTTTGCATGGAAATCCTTTAACTTGGTCCATGATATTAGAGAAGATTTCTGGAATGATAATGAAATCAGCTGGTGTGATATTCAGTTGTTGACCTTCGATTGAAACGTGAGGCAATGCGGCATATTCTTCACCTAACCATTCTGCGATACCATTACCGTTTTCATCACCTTTAAGTTTATAATCATTTTTTTCATGCAAGATAGCTGCTTTATAACCTAATGAGTTTAAAGTTTTTACGTGTTCATAAATGTTAGCAATACCAGCTGTCGGGTTACCTTTTGTATCCAAGGTAAAGAAATAAAGTGTAAAATCTTTATTGTCTAATTTTTCTAAAACTGTTTTACCTTGTTTAATTTGTTCTTGGATTTGTTTTAATTGTTCCATATTGTTTATTCTTTTTCTTTTATTATTCCGTACTCGTATAGAGTGTTGAATGCCATTTTATATGATAGTGAAGTTTTTTCTAATGCTCTATCAGCGCCTAGTGATGTATCAGATTCATCATCGTAATCTAGTACAACATCTAAAAGGTTTCTAACGATTTCAAATTTTGTGATATCAACTTCTCTAACCTTAGGTGTCGTTGCCACAATTTCTTTTACATATTCTATTTGTCCGTTAGAATCTTTTTTTGTTATTGTTTCAGTTGAGGATACTGTGTCTTCTTCTGATGGTTTTTTAGTGCTTATCGCATCTTCGAAAGCATCTAAATCAATGTAATATAAAACACCGCCAAATTCTATCATTTTAATTCTTCGTATGTTGTTGTTATTATTGGTCTTAGGATTCTATTTCTCAATTGCTCATCTCTGAAAAATTCTAAGATATTGTCTAGTTCATAATCACTAGTTGATTCTAAGTTGTAAGGTGCTTTGATTTTAACGCTAATTTTTCCATCTTGTTTAGCCGCCAATGCTTTTGGATTGGCTGTAATCAAAACATCTAGACCATCCCATTCAGATTCATTTTGTTTAACAAATCTAATGTTGGTTACTCTGCAACCAGTTTTAGATAAAAAGAATAAAGTTGATGGGATTGCTTTGTTTACTTCTCGGCTAACAATTTCTATTTCGTGTTCACCTTCGTAGTCCATTTCGGACAAGAATTCATTAAGATGGTTAATCAAACCATCATGTAATTGGTCAGCATGACCAAAAATTTCTAATGGTGCTTCTAAATATAAGAAGCTGTTTAATTTGTCTACGCTATCGAAACTAAAATGGTCGATAAGGTCAAAGCTTGTAATATCTTTTGACGTTACACTGGTAGGTCCAATGTACTTATCATAAGTGTATGCAAACTGACCGATAAAATCACGTAAAACTTCGTTTATGCTTATACCTATTTTCATGAAACCAATCTAATGGCTAAATATATATAAGTAAAGCAAAATTTTTGTTTATTTGAAAAAATTCAAAAATTTTTCTATAAACGTTTGGTTTTTTTGTTGGGTGTTTGGTTTGTTGACACCCTCATTAAGTAATACTCTATTTTTGGATGGGACTGTTGGAATTTTATGTTCTTCTGGTTCGTCAAACATTTTAATGAAATAACTGGTTAATCTGTGTCTTACAGTT